TTGACTCTCTACCATGTGGTTTTGAAGGATTTAACTTCAGAGAGTATCAAGGAGCAAATTCACCATTTGTAATCTTCAAAACAGAATACAACTACCCTGGTCAGCAAATTTGGAATCCACCTTTTGGTACAAGTACAGGTACAGATAATACAACATTATCTTCAGGAGATAACGTAAGAAAAACATACTTAGGTATTTCTAATACAGTAGGTATTGATTACGATTTCTTCCAATACAAAGGAAAACAAAATCCAACTAACTTATGTTGTGCTACTGAAAGTTTACCATGGAACTACATCACACCTGGTTTCCACATGGATTCAGGAGCAACCGCAGTAACTATCGCAAATCTATACGTAACTTCAGGTCAAACAGCGTTTGAGTGTGGTAACGCATCATTCCAATCTGACCCAACTAACCAATCTAACCCTTACTACAGAATTTACGCAAGAAAGTTCTCTGTGGTGGCTCAAGGAGGTTTTGATGGTTGGGACATTTATAGAGAATACAGAAGTAATACTGACACATTTATGTTAGGTCAACCTGGTTACTTGAAAGGAGCATCTCCATTACAATCTGCATCTTACCCGAACGCAACAGGTTGGGGAGCATTCAAACAGATTACTGTTGGAGATAATACTCAAGATTATGGTAACACTGACTATTACGCATACTTAATCGGTCAACAAACATACGCTAACCCTGAAGCGGTTAACATCAACGTGTTTGTAACACCAGGTATTGACTACGTAAACAACTCTAACTTAGTTGAACAGGCTATCGATATGATTGAGTCAGATAGAGCAGATTCTTTATACGTTTGTACTACACCTGACTACGACATGTACGCACCAACTACTTCTAACTTCCAAGCTGATTTCATCTACCCACAAGAGGCGGTTGATAATTTGGAAGAAAGTAATATTGATTCTAACTACACGGCAACTTACTACCCATGGATTTTGGTTAGAGATGGAGTAAACAATACACAAGTTTACATCCCACCAACATCCGAAGTTGTTAGAAACTTAGCATTGACAGACAACATTGCATTCCCTTGGTTCGCAACTGCGGGTTACACAAGAGGTCTTGTAAATGCGGTTAAGGCACGTGTGAAACTAACACAAGAAGCAAGAGATACTTTGTATGAAGGTAGAATTAACCCAATTGCAACTTTCTCTGATGTTGGAACTGTAATTTGGGGTAACAAAACTTTACAAATCAGACAGTCAGCTCTTGATAGAATTAACGTAAGAAGATTGTTGTTACAAGCTCGTAAGTTGATTTCGGCAGTAGCTATCAGATTGTTGTTCGAACAAAATGATGAACAAGTAAGACAAGACTTCTTGGATTCTGTAAACCCAATCTTGGATTCAATCAGAAGAGACAGAGGTTTAGTAGACTTCAGAGTAACAGTATCAAACAACCCTGAAGATATTGACGCTAACCAATTGGTTGGTAAGATTTACTTGAAACCTACAAGAGCACTTGAATTCATCGATATCGAATTCTTGATTACTCCAACAGGAGCGTCTTTTGAAGACATCTAATAATTAAAAACAAGGGGGGTCGTTTTCGACCCCTCTTTTAGCCTAAATAAGAAAACCATGGAATTCAAAAAATCAAAGTTGAACGAAAATCTTGATTTACCTAAAACAGGTAAAAAAACATTTTCAAAAAAATCACAAAACATCATCGTTTCTGAAGCTCAATTGGAAAGGTTGATTGAAAAAATCGCAAAAAACAAAAATGTTTAAAAAAATTTTAAAAGAATTTTTAGAAGAAAAACTTCTTCGTGAGGGTTTTGATGATGCGGGAAACCCTGACTTGAAATATTATGCCTTCGATTGGGACGATAATATTGTCTTTATGCCAACTGAAATTATTGTGGCAACTGCAGACGGAGAAGAAGTTGGTATGGGTACTGAAGATTTTGCAGAATATCGTATTGATATAGGTAAAGAACCATTTAACTACAAAGGAAAAGAAATCGTTGGATTTGCAAACGAACCCTTTAGAAACTTCAAAGAGGGTGGGGACGCACAATTTATCGTTGATGCTATGTTGGCTAAACCAGGACCATCTTGGGGTGATTTTGTGGAGTGTTTAAACGGTGGTTCCATCTTTGCGATTATCACAGCAAGAGGACACAACCCTGAAACCCTTAAAGAAGCAACATACAATTACATTGTGACAAACCATAACGGTATTTCAAAACAAGTTTGTATAGATAATTTAAAAAAATTCAGAGACATATCAGAAGAAGGTGAAATGGACGGAAATGAAATTATTATGGAATATCTTAATATGTGTAAGTTTCATCCTGTGAGTTATGGTGAGGGTTCTGCAACAAATCCTGAGGAGGGTAAAGTTAATGCCTTAAGAGAATTTATTTCATATGTCAAAAATCTGGCATCAAGGTTGGGGAAACAAGCGTTCTTTAAAAATGATGTAAGTAACAGATTTGTACCAGAAATTGGATTTTCTGATGATGACCCTAGAAATATAGATACTATAAAGAAATTCCTAGATACTGAATATTCAGATAAACCAGTAAGAACTTATTTAACTAAAGGAGGAGAAAAGAAAGAAATTTAATTTATTATACTAAAACTGGAACTGGATTTACATAATCTTAGATTTCCGGAATAAAGTAAATAGAAAAATTTTTCGACATCCGTGTATTTATAAGTAAATAAACTAAAAACAGAAAAAAAATAAAAAAATACTATGGCTGATTTATTAATGAAAATGCCGATGCCTTACGAACCAAAACGTAAGAATAGATTTATCTTAACTTTTGATTCTTCTTTGGGCATCAATTCTTGGTTTGTAGAATCAACATCAAGACCACAAATTACAATTAATCCTGTTGAGATTCCATTTTTGAACACATCAACTTATGTTGCTGGTAGATTTAACTGGAATACCATTAACGTAACTTTCCGTGACCCAATCGGTCCGTCAGCAGCTCAAGCTCTTATGGAGTGGGTTCGTTTACACGCCGAATCAGTTACAGGTCGTATGGGTTACGCTGCGGGATATAAGAAAAACATTTTCTTGGAAATGTTAGACCCAACAGGTGTTGCTGTTGAAAAATGGATATTACAAGGTACTTTCCTTACTGATGTCAATTTTGATTCGTTAGGTTACAGTGATGATGGGGTGGCAACTATCACAGCTACACTACGTCCTGACAGATGTATCTTAGTTTATTAATAGTATTTACGATAAAATCAGTTTAAGTATATTTAACCATAGGGGAAACCCTATGGTTTTTTTTTGTTATGAACGACTACTCACAATATCTACAAGAAGGTTTTAATTTACCTCACGACGTGGTTGAATTACCATCACGTGGAAAATTTTATAAAAGTAAGAAATCGTCCCTAAAGGTCGGTTACTTAACAGCTGCCGATGAAAATATTCTATTGGCTGATAATCGTAACAATGATATTATTTCAACACTTCTGAGAAATAAAATCTACGAACATGATTTTCATCCCGATGAAATGTTGGATTGTGATATTGAAGCCATTTTAATATTCTTGAGAAACACTGCGTTCGGTTCTGATTATAAATTAATATTAAGAGACCCAAAAACACTTGAAGAGTTTGAAGTAACAACTCAATTGGATGAACTTAATATTAAAAAACCATTACACGAACCTGATTCTGAAGGTCATTTTACATTTGTATTACCAGTTGGTGGACAAAAAGTTAAATGTAAATTGTTGAATGGTTATGACCAAAAAGAATTAAAAAAGTTCGAAGACGCTTACCCAAAAGGTATAATGGCACCCACACAAACAAAAAGGTTGGAGATGCAGATTGTTTCAATAGATGAAACTTCAGACAAAGGAGAAATTGCAAAATACATTCAACAAATGCCAATTGCAGACTCAAAATTCATAAGAAATTCGTTAAGAGATTCTGAACCAAGATTGGATTTGGAAAGAGTATTTACAGCCCCGTCAGGAGAAAAAGTGAGCGCAAGAATCACTTTCGGGGCAGAATTTTTTCGTCCTTTCTTCTGATTATAGAAAGATTATGATGGATGAGTTCTATTACTTATCCAAGTATGTACACTTCTCATATGGAGACATGATGAGAATGCCAATTTTTGAGAGAAAATACTTTATTAACAAACTTGTTACCGAGTTCGAAAAAAAGAATGAAGCTGCGGAAAAGGCAAGAAATAAATAATAATGTATTTATAGATAAAGATAATTAATGTTTTTACAAGAAACTACAGGTACAGGTGCGGGTGGTGGTCCATCGATAAGTGATGCTTTAAACGCAGCTAAAAATTCTTTTACTAAATTACAAGATAGTATTTTTGACTTTGAGGACCAAGTTTCACGAGTAAATCGTCAAGTACTTGGTCAGGGCAGTATTTACGCTAAATCAATGAGAGAACAGTTCGCTAAGGCGACCACAGATGTTCTTAGTATTGGTGGTAGTTTGGATGATGTTGCAAACACTTTTGCGGCAATTAACAAAGTCATGCAAAAAAACACTATGTTATCAAGTCAGGAATTGGCAAATGCGGTGGCTCTTCAAAAATCTGCAGGTATTACCGCTGCCGAATATGCTGATTTAGTTGAGGCTTTTGATAGTATCGGTGTTGGACTGGAATCAACCGTCGGTTCTATTGATGATTTAGCTGCAAAGGCTAGAAGTCTTGGTTTGAATGTTAATACTTTTTTAGCTGCAACTGCAAAAAATTTAAAGTTAGTAAATTCATACGGATTCAAAGACGGTGTTGATGGGTTGACAAGAATGGTGGCTCGTGCACAAGCACTTAGAATTGATATGACAAGTGTTAAGGGACTTGCTGCGGATTTATTGAACCCTGAAAAGGCAATTGAGTTAGCTGCAGAATTTCAAAATTTAGGTGGGGCTATAGGTGCTTTAGGTGACCCATTCCAACTGATGAACATGGCGCAAAACGATATGGAGGGTTTACAAAACTCAATTATCGATGCAACAAAAGCCTCTGTTCAGTTTAATAGTCAAACAAAAAGATTTGAAATTTCAGCACTTGAGATGAGGAGATTGAGAGCATTTGCGAGTGCTACAGGTCAGGATTACGAACAACTGGCCGATAGTGCCGTAAGGGCTGCAAAAGAAACACAAGCATTTGAAGATGTTAAGTTTTTAGATGTTGATAGTGACAAAAAACAATTAATAGCCAATTTAGCGAGATTAAATAAGGACGGTAAATTAGAAATCCAACTACCTAATATGGATAAGGCTGTTGAGTTAACCGAATTAACAGCAAAACAAGTTGAGGATGCTTATGGTCAGTTAAAAAAACAAGATGAGGTTAATCAAATGAGTGCTAAAGAAATTGCTGAAAAACAATTATCGGCTCTTGAATCAATAGTAGTCGCACTATCAACACCTGCCGGAAGATTGGCCGCAGGTATTGGTGGTAGTGACAAATATATTGGGGCAACTCAAAATGTTAAATCTGTTGCTCAACAAGTACAACAGGGATTGGAACAAGTATTTACAGAGCAAAATTATGATAGAATTTCTGATACAATAACTGAAAAACTGAAGCAACAAATTCAAGATGTTGATTTTAGTTCGTTTGAGAGTTTAGGTGCTGATTTGGTTGATAAGGCAAAAGAGGCAGTAAAAAATATATTTTTAGGTATTGCGGAAGTAATACCAACACCGTTAGATAGTAATCCTTTACCAATAACGTATACACCAATATCGCCTACACAGACATCTTTACCAACAACCCCAACAGATGCAATGGCGTCATTA